AACCAGAAACACCTTGTATGCCCAATCTTTCATACGCTTCTTCAACAATATCTGAAATAGAAAAACCTTTTTCAAAGGTAGTTGTACCCGAAGTAGTGTTGGCCATTTACTCTCCTATTTATCTATAATAACAGTTGCCGTTGCATTTGATATAGCAGAAACTGTCATTCCGCCTTCAAATAAAATTCCGTCTTCTGCTAGATTATAAGAAAATACATCACCTGCTGGTACATCTACTTGAAACTGTGTTACTGAGTTTCCGTCTTGTAATGTAACTGAACCTGCAGAACCTGTTGATGCTAAAATAATTCCTCTTAATCTTGTTCTTCCTGCAAAGACTGATGTAGCGTCTGTTTTTCTAACTGCTTTTACGTCTGATTTCATTATCCTGTGTATCCTATTGTTACAGAGTCTGTAGTAGTTAAATCTAAATAGACTCCTGTTTTAAATCTTATACCAGAACCAGGGACCATTAAATCTAATCCTTCAGAACTAAACTTAGCTTGAAACTCTAGAGATCCACCTGTTCCAGTTCCATCATGTAATTTTACTAAACAGTTAGTACCACCGTGAGCTTGTATGTAAGTAACTCTACATGGTCCTAAGTTTGTGCTACCACCAGTGATAGTTTTAAAATTACCATCTGCTGTTAATGTTGTGAACTTTTGATCACTTATAAAAGATCCGCCGCCTGCCATAATTATTCTCCGTTAAATTGATGTGGGGCCGAAGCCCCACACTAATTATTTATTATGCTTCTTTAGCAAAAGTTCCTCTGACTTCAGTAACTTGCCATGCAGTAGTTCCATCTAATGATGCAATTACAACATAGTCACCTTGTCTTGAAGTAGCTTTTGTATTGATTAAGTCTTTGTTATCTGTTGAAGAACCAGCGTATGTGATTCCATCAGAAGCGTTTGGACTGATTGTTAGAGCGTTTGCTCCATCAGGTGCATTGTTTGCAAACTTGAATGAGTATCCAACTGCGATTGCAGGTAATGTGAATACAACACCATCAGTTTCAGAAACAAAAGTTTTTCCTGAATCAGCGTTAGTTACAGTGTAGTTTGAAGATTTAGTTTCAATGTTTACACCTTCTTTTCCTTCAAGTACTGGACCTGAAAATGTAGTTTTTGCCATAATTATATCCTCCTAGTTTACAGATCATAGTCTCTAGGCCGTCGACTATACGCGTCTATGATCTTTTGATAATTGTATAGTGATTAATTTATATACTAGATTTGAGTAGAGCGCAAGAGAGCCTGTAGTGTGAATTGAATTTATTCAACGATGTAGCTTTTTGTTTAAGTAGCTACAGAAACTTGTGGTTCAGAGTCTTCTATCTTATTTCGCAGATGCTCTCTTTTAGCTTCTGCAAGTTTTATATGGCTAATTACTTCTCTGACTTTTCTGTCAATTTTAACCATATTGAGAGTATATCTACCCTCTTTAAGATGCTCCTGTTCCCACTCTAAGTCCAGACCCCTCTTCTTCGTGTAAAGGGTCTCTAGATGTTGTTGCATCGATAACTTCCTCATAAGTTATTCTCTTTACTCTTGGATCATTCATTTCTCCAAGATGTTCCCATTTTATATCACCTTTTCCCAATTTGTCAATAATTGCGTTTTCGATATCTAATGGAGAATCAATGCTATTTACCACAAAATCTGCGTGAAGTTGATAAGCAAATATTTGGACTCTGAAGTTTTTAGGGTGCATTTTTCCTTTCTATTTAATGATTGTGGCGGAACTGTGTCCCGCCACAAAATTATTGATTAAGCACCTGGTGATGCAAAAATACCTCTAGGGTCTGATACGCCAAATACGTATCTTTCTCTAGCTTTGTATCTTACGTTTCCAGTATCGAAATCGCCTTCCATTTTTGTAGTTAATGGAGCTCTTTCCATATGCTTCATTCCGTTAGGCACGTCTGTAGTGATGTAGAACGCATCTGTGTCAGTTAAATAGTGATTAACTGAGTATCCACCTGGGATCATACCCATGTTTCTGATTGCGTTAATATCATTATCAGCAGTTCCAACTCTCTGTGCAGAGTTCATTAATCTGTCTGCAGTAAACTGAAGAGCAGATGGAATGATCATCTTCACAGCTTTAGCAGCGATCTTTAAACCTCTTTCATCAGTAAGAGCAGCGATGTCAATCATTGCTTGTTCTAATGAAGTTTCGTTTAAGTCCGCAGCAGTTGCTAACGTATTACTGAAAGATCCAGCAATAGTTGTGTGCGAAGTGTTGAAAAGAGTTACACCATCACCTGAATTGAAACTTCCTCCAGGTAAACCATTGTTTAATGGTGCAGCTGCTTTAACTTGTTTAGTTTGAGCCATAGATCTTGCTAAAGCTTTTGTATATCTAGACGCAAGTCTGTCATACAAATTGTCCTCAATAGCTTCCTCAGTGATAGCAAACCCAAGAGCGATTGTCTCGTGAGTGTATCTAGCTGTGAAAGTTTCTTGAGCACTGTCGTAAGTTACACCAGAACCTTCTGGTTTAACTTGTGCTTGAGCGAAACCTGATAACATAACTTCTTCTTCAAAAGCTCTGTCAGATGACTCAGTTGTGTATATTTCAGCATGTTCTTGTTCATACTGTTTATACTCCAGGCCGAATAAGGCATTCAAACCTGGCTCTAGTTCTTTAACTAGTTGATTACGTGATATAGCCATAATTTAATTACTCCTTATATACCTGCCACGTTGTTTCCAAGAATATGCTCATTGATAATAATTCTAAGAGCAAAGCCCTCAGCAGTAGTATCTGAATGATCAGGATCTCTAGAAACACCTAGGATTTTAAGTTGAGCAATAGAAGCTCCTGTTGTAGCCGAAATTTTTGATTTCGAAATAAACAACGGAGAGGTTCCTACTGCTGCGACTTGGTCAGCACATCCACCAACTTCATTTTGGTTGAATGCAGTGTCCGCAGACATGATTTCATAAACCTGTCTTGGGTCGTCATTTACGAAAGCAACGATATCAGTAGCAGTGTTACTTGCTGGTGAATAGTTGCTGAACGTTGGTTTACTAGTTGTAGCGTCAGTGTAGAAAACGCCGTTCAGTGTACCCAGATTGTTTGCATCTGTGTTTCCTGAAGCGAGTACAACTCCATCCGCAGTTAATTGCACCATTGCTGCGTGCGAAATTAAAGCAGAAGAAGCCGCAACGCTGTACTCTGTAAGAGCACCTACGTTATCTGTCTGACCAACTTTTTTAATGGGTCTAAAACCGAACCCAGTTGTTGACGCGTTAGCCATACGTTTCTCCTTAAATGTACCTGCCCTTTCGGGCCTCCAGTACGGTTAATTCGCTGGTTTCGGAATTGTTAAAAAATTAACTTTTCTTTGAACCACCGAAGGTTACACGAGTATCTCTATCTACATTGATAGGCATACTCTTATGCTGTTCCTTCGCAAGATCGGCGTCTATTGCAGCCTGCTGGTCCTGTGCTTGTTTAGCATAGTATTCAGTTCTTTGCTGCGCGATCTCCTCTGGTACCCTTGTCAGCACAAGGCCTCCGTGCCCGATCACCCCTGCGTATTTGCCATCTGCGATAGTGGGAAAGTCCTCTTCGGGATATTCATCTGATCTTACTAACTCATAACCGGATCTTAAGCGTCCTTGTATGTTTTTCGTATCAACGAATCCTAGGATTTCTGTCCTGACCCATCTGTGTCTATATCCATTTGGCGCGTTGGGCGTATCTAAGTACGATGGTGGAGTCCAAACTTTTGGTCTCTCCTGTGGAGCTACCGTTTTTGCTTGTGCTTCAACTTTTGTTGAATCACTTTTCTTTGTTTGGCTCGCACGAGTTGGTTGTTCTTTTTTCATATGCCTATACCTCCTTCGTGTTCATAAGTTGTTTCGCATATTCTTCTAGTGGCACACCTAATTTTTTAGCAATTGCTACTTGAGATGATGTGAGTCTCACTGATTTACGACTAGTCTTTGGACTACGCGTTGCAGAGGCAACGGTTTGTGTAGGTTTACTAACCGGTTTGTCCATAGGTTTATCAAATTTATGCGGAAATTCCAACCTAATTCTTTTGTCGATTTCCGTATAATATTCTTGTGACCTAGGGTCAATTCCTTCTTCTTCGGTAAGTTTTCTATGCAAATCAAACGCTGTATACGTCATTGCACTATCTTTACCGAACCACTCATTATTACTAGCCCATTCTTCAGCCATTGGATCTGGCGGAGTTTGAGCTTGTTGTCTTGGTTGTTGATATAGTGATGGTTGTTCAACAGGTTTTTCTTTAGCTGCTGTCTCCTGCATTTGATGCTGGGTTTTAAGTTCAGCTAATTTACCCTGTTCATAACCAAGTTGAGAAATAGCAGCCAAAGCTTCTGTTTCAGCTTTTGGATCTTCTGCTTGTCTAGCCGCTCTTAATTTTTCTTGAGCTGCTGCAATAGAAGAAGTAATTCTACCTTCCATTTCTGCAACATAATTTTTATCTAAAGAGTCTGCTGTAGTTTTAAACTTATCTCTTTCCTGTTTAATACTATCTGCATAACGTAAAGCTTCTTCTTTTTGCCTTTCAGCTTCACGCATTCTTTTTGTTAATTTAGCTATTCGCTTTTTAACGCCTTCAGAATACTCTTCAATTTGCTTACTGTTATCTTCTTGCTTATCACCTTGTTCACCAGCAGACTGCTCCACAGGTTTCTCAGATGAATCATCGGCGATACCACCGTCTTCAAGTTTTGTTTCACGTTCGTTTTCATATGTTTTGTCCTCCGTTGGTTGTTCTACAACCTCTTCTGTTTTTTCTTCTGGCAATTCAACATCTACATCCGGACCAGATGTGTCGATGTCAATTGTTTTCTTTTCTTCTAGTTCTTGCATAGTTTTACTCCTCTATGATTAAAATTCGTGGAATATATCTTCAGGGTTTTCCACGGTCGCTAAAACTTCATCATCATTCAGAAGTCTTATCTCA